ACCATTTGCGTTTGACTCATTTAGTCTTCTAGCATATGTTCTTTTCATCGTGATATACCCAATTGAAGACCAAGGGGTAATTATCGATTCTTTCTTTTGGTTGGTATTGTCCATTTATTTAATAATCCTTTTTTATTTATAGAAGTTAAACCTTCAATCAATTCCACTTTAGCAACATATGGAATGTCACCAAGAATGTTATTGCACTTTTCACAACAGGGAACGACATTGTTCACTGTGTATCCTAACCCACTATCTTTTCTATCCAATCCGTTACTTTCTTTTATACAACAATAATGACAAGGCTGCATCATTAAAATTAATGCATCACTTCTACATATTAAGTCTACGCTTTTGTGCTTTAACTTATCTGTATGGCGATATGCTTTGTATTTAATGTCTATCTTGTGAGAATAATAATATTCTTTGTGATAGTTTTTATCAGGCTTGCGTCCAGACAACACTTCCTTATCATATTTACAAGAGTAACAATGAGGACGAAAGTAAAGAGCACCGTTTGCTTTTTTTTGTGCTGGAAAATTAGAGAGTAATTTGTTTTGATTACAAGTAGAACATTGTTTAACTTCCATAATAAATCCTTTCAATGATAGTTATATATATGTTCGTTTGTAATGTCAACAACCAATATAAGATTGGTAAAAAAAGGGAGCACATGGCTCCCAACGGAATCGTAGTTATACAGAAAAATGCTATGGCTTACTATCTCCTTTGTTAATCTAATAAGATAGTATTATTCGTGGATCTTTTCTATCTGTTTAATATAACTTTCTGCCTCTGATGGAATCATGTAGTAGCCTAGCAAGTCCTTGCAACATTGACGGATACGGAACCTAGTCTCTTCATCTTCATTGTGATTGCTGATGGGCATATAGCTATTGACAAGCTGTCTCTTCAAGCTACTAATAACAATGGCATCTTCATCGTTAACATTGCGATTGGTAGGTGTAAGGTCTTCGCCTTCTTTAATACCCTTCTCTAACAAATTGACAACAGCAAAGCTGATGAGATGTTCAACATCTTGTTTGTCCATATTGATAATGCAGTTGGCACTACCGTCTTCATTCTCTTCATACATGTTAAGAGTTATCATTTAGATTTCCTTTCGTTTTCAGTTTTGGTTTTATGGCAAGGCTTACATAGCACTTGAAAATTCTCAATCTCACAGAAGAGTCGGTTGATAAATATGTCCCACGTTTCAAAGCCTTTAATGGGGTCTACAACGGGTTCAATGTGATCTACCTGTACATCCACTGCAACAAAGATCTTCTTGCAAGCAGCGCACTTGTAGTGCATTGCCATCTTATTACTCTTTGCATTTATCTTCTTACCTACAAAGGCATTCTTAAGTGCCTTATATTTTGGGGGATAGCGTCTTGATGCTGCTCTCAAAGCTGAGATGACAAAGCTTCTGAACCTAGCTTCAGTCCACTCGCCACCGTTCCTAGTCTTTAGGGATTGTTTCATCTAAAACATTTGATAGATCAGAACCATCAATTGTTTGTTCATAACAATCACGGACAATTTCTAGAGCCTCATCAAGGTCTAGGGCTACAAACTCAGCACTGGTTTCTACATCGTTAACATACTCAGAATAACTAACGATGTAACCATTGACCACCTGAGTAACGGTGACTTTTAAATCATTCACTTGTCTTCCCCTAAGTCGAATGCTAGCAAGTATAGCAAACAACAGATGGCATGTGACAAGTGGTTGTATCCTGTTTCACTATCATTCTTTTCACCACCAACATATGCAGTGATGTGTCTGAATGCAGCATCGGTATAACGTTGACGTGCGTTAGGAACTTTCTTCCAATTGTCTGGTGCATATTTCTTAGCACCATACGTTAGCACTTCAACAACTTGTGTTACAGATTTGAATGGAAGCAAAGTCCACTGAGGTTTGTCGTTGTCATACTTGACACCAACATCTAACTGTTTTGTAGGAGGTGATTCAATAAACGTATCAACGTCTACCCATTTGCTAAAGCCACTGCATGCAATGCATGGCTTGTTGCTGGTTTCAAGTTCACCATAGAAACAGGTGGTACAAACTCTAGGCTTCATTGTATTCCCCCTTGTGTTTTAGTATCAGCAGACAAAGTGAATTTGTCATTGAAGCTATCATGCTCTGGGTTATATTCAAACTCACCAAGATCACCATAGAATTTATGGCAATGGTCTGTAACCATCTTACTAAACTCTTCATCGGTGTCCATCAATGGGATGACAGAGGCAAGCAATACACCCATACCAATCATCTGATCCATATCTTCTTTCTTCATAGCGATTGGACCAAAGCCTGTGACTAACACTTCAAACTCTTGAGTCCATTCACCATTCTCAAACGTTGGACGTAGGATTACAGCAACATCGTTTGGTTTAAGTTGTTTATCTTCCATTAATTAATTCCTTTGGTGGTTCCCATGTTTGTCCTTCGTATCTACGAAGCCATAAGAGTTGTGCATTCTCAAGCACCCTCTCTTCATCACCATCATATGCATCTACACATGCTTTGTAAAGAGCAAGTTCATCTTCACACTCTTGCAATATCTTGTTAGCTTTAACAGGACCAACCTTAAATAAACCAACGATGTTATCGGCAGCATCACCAGTTAATATCTGATGATAAAATTTATAGGTTGCTTCTTGGGGTGTGATGTGATAGCCAATGTTCTTTACAAAGTTGTAATGCCATCCGGGTATTTGATCTAGGTCTTTGTCGAGGGAAACAACAATGTTGTTCTCGCATGCAAGCAATGTAGCATGGATGGCAATGGCATCGTCTGCTTCTTGTCCTTCAACAACGGTGGCTCCCCAGTGCTTCACAAGATGCTGACGTAATGCAGCAAGATGCTCAGGCTTTGGAGCCACTCTATTGCCTTTATACACTGCTGTCTTGGCTATGTCGATGCGAAAGTTATTCTTACCTGTGAGGTAGAATTTCCAATCGTCAACATAGCAAGACGGAAATGTGTTATCAACTCCACGTACAAGGATGTCAACAACATAACTATCAAGCGAGTGCTTAGCAGTGTTGATGTTTTCATCCTTGCATGCGAAGGCGATTCGATAAGCAATGATATCGCTATCGACTAAGGCAATCATCAATCAGCTTTATCTTCAACAGGTTTAATCTGCTGTAATGCTTGCTGTTGAATTGTGTTGATGTGCTGTGCAGACATCTCATAGGGCAACTTGCTTAGCCCCATGAGAACAATGTTGACAGCTTCAACAGACAATGACAACGTAACTGTAGTCATTACAGAACGTCCTCATCATCAGCAGATAAGCCACCACCTGCTGCGTTGTACTCAACCAAGTCGGTTACAACCAGCTTCTTCAATGAAGGGCTAACGCCTTTCTTGTTCTTGTATGTCCAAGAGTATGAACCAACCATCGCCTTACCCTTGCTGCCATTACCAATGTTCTCATTGATCTCGTCACCATCAGTGTCATACACTCTGATTGGCTTCTCAGATTTGCAGGTAATGTATCTGCCCATCTCAGCCTTCTTATCATCACCAATTTGAACAGTGATACCCATCTCTTCGAGAGCAGCACAAGCAGCCTCTGACAGGTTGCAAAGATTAAGCTGGTACTTACCAGACATATCATTCACCTTGTTGTGTTGCGCCCAATAGATGTCGCATTTAATTTTGATTACAGTTTTTTCGTCACTCATTTGAGTTTCCTTTAAGTCAAATGTTTCCCAATTCAATAGGGGGAAACTTCCTATGTAACATTACAATTGCATTGTAACATTGTCTATGTTAACAAACAATAAGTTTGTTAGCTTCAGATACGTAGAAATTATAATCTACATCACGCCTGTTAAAGTCTTTGATGTCATTACAAACCCACATCTTCCAATCAGATCCGATAGATATTCTTCTATCTTCTTTGTCTTCCTCCACAGGAGGCATGATTTTAACAAGCTCAGCACCAGCATTGCAAGCATAATAACGACAGATGTTTTGCTGCACCACCTCAGTGCCATCAGCCATCACCATCACCAGCTTACTACTACGTGGTACTTTAGTACGCATTAAGAAATCATAGCCATCACTATGGTTTCTAATGAACTTAGCAATGTCTGTTTCATGTAACATAAAAGCTTCAGCAGCTTTAGGTATTACCAAACCACCTTGATCTTGATGCCAGCCTAGTCCTTCGTATTGGTATACACCTTTACGTTTAACTTTACCATCCGTATACAGTGCAATGTAATTATTTACGTCACGTATAATCATCTTCTTGTAGTGTGCATACTCTAGCTCAAGACCCACCTGCTTCTGCCATTCTGCACAGATGGTTTCATAAAGTGTAACCTTCCGGTGACTCATTCTCACAGTCACACCATCCGTATTAATCTGAATAATCTGCAACCCATCAATAGCCATTAGCTTCTCAGCTAAAAGGCACAGGCTAAGCTGCCCATTAATCGTGATTGACATGGTGTATTTGGGGTCATAGAAGGGGCTAAACTTATTGTTGCTATCTCCATATACCCCATTCAATGCAAGCTTCAGCATGGCGTTCTCTGCGCTTCCCTTGGGGTAGCTTTTACGCTGCTGGTATACGTCCTCGTAGATGTCACAGAACTTGTCAGACAAATGCTCAGGGAATACACGGTTGGCAATGGCAATGTTTGGGTACATGGATGACACGTCAGCATCAATGATGATGTATTCATCGTCCTCTGTAACCACCTGAGACTCAAGCGATCCATGAATACCACCTGTACCAAAGTCAAAGCGAAAGCCATCAATCTTTACATTCAATGTATCAGCTTCGTTCCAGCACATCCAATAGCTGTACTGTGCTTCGCCTTTCTTCTTAGCCTTAAGCTCCACCTTATCCACCCATCCTAGTGGATACTCTTCCTTGAATGCAGCAATTGCTTCAGGTGTTGGTTCACCTACAAACTTCTTACGCATGGTGTTCATCTCTGCATGCTTAGCAACATCGCCTAAGTTGTGCTCAGCTATGGCGCTGAATACACCCTTGGTTTCAGTGATGCTTTGTTGTTTGAACCAAGCATGCACAGCTTGGAATGCAGGAGATTGGAAGTCATAGTAATTGAACAAACAATCATTGATGTTTATAACATCACGTTTAGTCTGGTTTATCTTACGCTTACCACGGCTGTCCACTTTGTAGCAACTGTTAGGCATGGTTGCCTCAAGCTGCATGATGAAATAGTCTTTACCAATTTTGGTATCGTTGTGGTTGAGGAAGTTGCGCTTGTACTTAGCTGTCAATTCCTTACGGAATTTAACTAGGTCAAGTGATGCGTTGTAGAAGTCTAGGGTTTTGACAACATCATGCATGTTGTATTTAATAAGCGCATCCATCTGATTGTCTTCAAGCATTGTGCCAACATGGAATGGCAGGTCTTCAATGGTGTCAGAGCGCATGTTAAATTCAATCATCTTCAATGACGTAGACCTAGCCTTGTTATCGAAGTGATGTATCTTATACAGATCAATTTGTTTGACATGCTGCTCTCTGTCATAGACAACGTTGTCAAACCTGTTCTGACTTTCAATCAGTGCCTGTGCTTTCTTGTATGCCCTCAGTGCCACTGCCTTACCTGATACAGATAAAGCCTTCTCACGTACAGAGAGTATGTCATGCAGTATGGGGTAGTCAAAGCCAAGATTGTTAAAGCCAATCATGTAGCTCTTGTTCTTCTTGCACTTGTCTAGGAAAGTGAATAGCTCAGCTATTTCATTCTTGCGTGTTGAGCATTCAAAGGTTTGTGCTTCTTCACCATCAGTGTTAATGATGGTGCAAGTAAAGCAATTAGGATATGTCTCCAGATCGTAGACCCAATCCATCTTCATTGTCCTTATGATTTTGTTTGTCTTTATCAACATCTACCGACATTTTGTACTGGTCTATGCTGTCCCTACCGAAGATGGCATTCCATCTATTAGCCCATTCCTCATCGGCTATAGATCGTGGACGTTGTGTGGTTCCTTTATTGCTCATAGTCTTTTAGTTCAATGATAACAAAGGGGGTACGATGGTCACACAAGATATAAATATCTTTCTCATCAAAGTTGTTGAACATATCTCTTGATTCATGCATAGCCATCGTTGCTTCAAACAACTGTTCATACATTTTATGCTCATCTTTTTCTTTAAAAAAATCTTGTGCAAGACTTAAAGATATATATTGATACAGTCTTTTGCTATAAAAATCTATTAAGTTATTATAGTTGTTCATAAGAGTTCTCCTTCTGGTTGGTCTTCAATTTCAAACATCCTGCCTGTCTCTTTATTGTACAGTAGGTTACCTGCTGGTCCGGTAATGCCAGAGAATCTGTTCTTCAATACACGCACCTTGGTTGTGTTACGAATAATGATGTCATCAGCTTGACCGTTACGCTCTAGTCCAATCACCATGTCGCTAAGCTGTGCAATGGAACCAGAGCCACGTAGCTGAGCCAATGAAGTCACTGCACCTTCTTCATGTCCCTTGTCAGACGGACGCTTGAGGTGTGACACAACAACTAAACCAATGTTTGTTTCTTGTACAAGCATACGAAGCTTAGTCATAATTTCATCTATAGCTTTACGCTCATCACCGTTCTCTTGTGCAGACACAATGATGGAGATGTGATCTACAAATATGTATTTGCAATTGACAGCCTTAGCCATGTAGCGTACACGGTTGATGATGTTCTCAACAGAGGTGCTGCCAAAGTGATCAAGCAAATACAAACGACCAGTGCCAAGTGTGCTATCGAAAGCATCACGCCTTTGTACATCAGACACCACCGTATCAGGCAGGTGTAATGGTGCGTTGGCAGCTAAGCTCATCATGGACAGTGCAGTTTTCTTAACACTC